ACTACAAGACGAGCAAATCGCAGCTCAACATGCGACCTCGAACCCCGAGAACGAAAGTTCTCAGCAGGCCCCAGAGAGTTCCACTCAGGGACAACCCGCAAACAACGTTGACGAGTCAACCCAGATACCGGAAAAATTCATAGGCAAGAGTGCTCTTGAAATCGCTCAAGCTTACCGCGAACTTGAAAGAGAACGTGGACGAATGGCTTCGGAACTAGGTTCTGCTCGAAAGGAACAAGAGGAAGCCCAACGTAAGTTTAGAGAACTAGAGCAGGCTGCTGCCCGCTATAATTCTATGCCTACGCAGGTAACCCCTCAAAATACACGTCAAGAAGAGGAAGAACAAGATCCTCTTTCTGTGCTAGACCAAGTCTTTGACGAAGACCCTAAGCGGGCGATCCGAGAAGCTCTGAGAATCCAGCAGCAACAAGTTGCTAGACGTTCGCAAGAACAGTCTATGCAACAACGTGCTCAGGAAGCTCAGAACTATTACTGGCAGCAGAAAAAGGAAAATGCTGACTATGCTAGACGTGAACCTATAATGCAAGAGCTTGTCTCTCAGTTTCAAGACGTAATCCGTCCAGAGTACCTGAACTCCAAAAAAGTTCTAGAAGCTCTAGATCTTATGTCTAGAGGCAGAGACGTAGACTACTACACCAAGCAAGCTATTGCAACCGCGCAGAAGAATGGTTCTTCTGTACGGGAAGAAAAACGGCGATCCCAGAGTGAGTCCGCTTCTTCGGAAGGGGAACAGCTCAAAGATTTTTCTAAACTCTCTTCAGTAGAGATGGCGAAACTTCTTGGTCGCTCAGATGAGTAAGGACTAACATATGGCGTTTATTTCAACGTCTTCAAACAGTGCTAACTTGCATCTGTATTACGAGAAGAAAATGCTCGAAACCGTAGAGCCTCGTCTTGTGCTCCACCAACTTGGAATGAAGCAACGTCTTCCCAAGGGAAATGGCAAACAGGTTAAATGGTTAAGATACAGTGCTATTGCAGAATCCACTTCAACCTTAACTGAAGGTACACCTCCAAGTGAACTTTCTGTTTCTTCCAGCAACGTAACTGCTGACATTGCTCAATACGGGCAGTTCTCTAAAGTTACCGACTTGCTTTCTGACACGGCTATCGACCCTGTAGTCGAAAACTTGGCAGAACGCTTTGGTCGTGCTGCTGCTAAAACTGTTGAAAAGCTTATCATCAACGAACTTGATGCTCAAGCTGCAGTTCAACGAGTTAACAACAGAGCTAACGACGCTGCTATTTTAGCTGGTGACGTTCTTAACCACAAAGAACTTATCGAAGCTATGATCCGCCAAAAGGCAGATTACATCGAAGCTCATGAGCGTGGAGACTATATCTGCGTTCTTCACCCTCTCGCCGAGTACGACCTGATGGTCGACACTCAGTCGGGCAGCTGGCTTGACATCAGCAAATATACTGACAACAAGCCTCAGCTGAACGGCGAAATCGGCAAAATGTACGGGATGCGCTTCTTGATCTCTGACAAGATGACCACGCAGACCGACGCTGGTGACGGCGGAACTGTTGACGTAATCAGTTCCTATGTTATCGGAGCCGAAGCTTTTGGCGTAGTTGAGCTTAACGGACAGTCTGTAAAGATGATCCGTAAGTCGCTTGGCTCTGCTGGAGCTGCTGATCCTCTAGATCAGTATTCCACTGTTGGATACAAGATCCACGGATTCGCTGCGAAGTACTTAGATGCTTCGTCCAAGCGAGTTATCCGAGTAAAAAGTTCGTCTGCATTAGGCAGCAACTAACTAGTCAGGGGCTAGGGCAACCTAGCCCCTACCTAGGTCTAAAGGTTATGTTTAGCTATTGGGGCCACAGACAAGCATCTATGTTAATAGGCGACTTTAAAAAACGACTACAGCAACTAAACCCAAACTTGGTTGTAAAAGACGACCAAGTAGTAAAGATGGACGGGCTGAAACATTCCGGCATCTACCTAAAGCAAGTAAAGCAGAGTGGACTTTCTTATGACGTCAAAGGTAGGGGGGATGCAAGAGTAGAGCGGTACTACGCTGCCCTAGAGTCAGGACAACTTGACAAATTTCTTTGCGGAGTCTGCCTGGAATGGCTCCCTGAGTTTGACGTTTTCAACGCTGACTACACAAAGATAGCAGTGCCGGGCTGGCGAACGGTACTTATGCAGCTAGTGTCAAAGCAAGCAATTTCTCTAGACAAAGCCAGAAAAATTTTTAACTGCGCTTCGCTTGGCGAAGCCGACTATGACCGCATGAACTTCTTTAAACGTGCGGAGTTTGCAAAAAGGATAGACGATGCCAAACTCTAGTTCAGGTTTTACGGGAAACGAGATTGTCTCACGAGTGCAGTCCTATGTAGGTAACTATAGCAGCAGTCTGCAAACTTATATCCAGCAGACTCTTCCGCTAGCCGAGTTTCGCTTCTGCAAAATGCATGACTGGCGTTTCTTGCACAAGACAGGACTTTCGTTAGCCGTTACTAACGGTACGTCTGAATATTCTCTGACCACAGGAACCGTGGGCTTCTACATGGCTGCTTCGGATGTCGAGAACATCTATGACCCAGCGTCAGGCATCTACTTAAAAAAGGTTGACCTTAACCAACTTCGACGCATGGACCCCCAAGACGACGACGGCTCTTCCTCTGACACCCCTACCATGTGGGCTGAGATAGGGGATAACCGGATCAGGCTTTGGCCCCCAAACGTTGCAACGGGCACCCTAAAAATAGACGGGAAGATTACCCCGTCTGCGTTCGACAACTTAGCGTCCTTTCCTACGATTCCCTACAGATACCAAGAAAGCTTTATAGAATATGTTATAGCTATGATCTTAGACAGAGAGAACGACAACCGGGCTCCAGCTAAGAAACAAGAAGCTATGGCGTTGATCCAAGCAGACATTCGCGACGACATGGCTAACACGGGCGGAAACGACGAGCCAAGGATTCGGAGCATGTTTGAAAAAGCTAACGACGGCGTTGGCGGAAACCCTGACTGGTGGAACGACTAGGAGTAAACTATGGGCCGCAACAACTACGTTGAGGAACTAGAATATAGCATAGCACAAGGGGTTGACACGACTAGTCCTGTCAGCCTTTTACAGCCAGGTTACGTCAGACAAGCACTAAATACCAACATTGGGACTACTGGTGGCTATGTCAAGCGTGACGGCTGTGTAAAGCAGCTTACCACACCTTGGTCTGGCCTAGCTATTCGAAACGGTGTTGAATACCGGATGCTTAACGGGACTACCCAGAAACTGGTCTTTGGGACGAACGACGTTGGGATAGCTAAACTGGGCAAGTTAGACGGGGTAGGGGGTGTTTCGGACCTCGTGACCGGCCTCTCTGCTAGCAACCGGCTAGCCTTTGCTCAGATTGACGAGCGACTGTATGCCTTTAACGGCGACTCGGTGAACGCTCCCTTTGTCTACGAAGGCATCACAACTAGGGAACTAGGGTTAGACCCCCCTACCAATGCCCCTACCGGCTCTGGCAGTACCGGAGGGAGCTTAGACGAAGGTCCTTATATATTTTCATATACTTACGCGATCCGTAACAGCACTACTTTCCAGATTATAGCTGAGAGTAGTCCCTCAGATTTTTTAAATTTAACCTTGACTTCTGGCCAAAATCGTGCTATTCTAGGAGTAGTAGCATCCCTACAGACTGTTTCAGGCAGTCTTGAGATTGTTATCCGAATTTGGCGAACAGTTCCTAATGGTTCTGTCCCGTTTCTAGCTGACACAGTACCTAACGTCACAGGTAACATTAACGTAGACGCCGCTGACGCTGAACTAGACACTAGACAGCTAGAGCTAGACAACTCCCGGCTTGAAATCTTTGACGGATATACCAAAGCTAAGTACCCAGTTATAGCTAGAAACCGCCTCTTTGTAGTTCACGAAAACAGAAACGAAGCTCGCTTCTCTAAGATTTCTCAGAACGGACCTATGATAGAAAGTTTTCCAGCTTTAAACTTATCCTCTTTAGAAGGTATCCACGGAGCTTCTGACAAAGTAGTCGGCTTAGGACAGATTAACGGTGTTCCTATAGTTCTCAAAGAACGTTCAGTAGGCCGACTTGAAGAAGTCGGACTTCCAGACATTACTCAGGCAGAAGATTTAGTAACCTACATTTATCGAGAAATTTCTCAAACTATAGGTGGAGTAGATCACTTTGCTCAGTGCCAGGTTTTTGAAGAACTAGTGTTCTTGGGTAAAGATAACGTCTATGCTACTGACGGTCAAAGAATTCGTCCTATAGCACCCTTGATCCAGGAAACAATCAGAGGTTGTGACTTTAGACCTAACAAGAAAAACAAAGTGTCGATGACTAACGACACCAAGTTTAGGCGAATTTATATCCAAGTTTTCGAGAACCAAGCATCGTCTGAGCCAACTTTAACTCTTGTAGGTGACTACCAACGATACCCCGACTTTCGTTGGACGTTTTACAGCAAAGGTACTGACAGTACAACACACCCCGGCTTTCGCGCCGGTTCTTTCTTTCAACTTACCAACGACACAGACGGCAGCCTTGAAACTTACTTTGGAAACAGCAACAAAGACGGAAACCTGTATAAGATGAACACCGGGACCTTCGACGACGACAACGGGACTGAGCGAGGAATCTTTTTTAAGGTAATCTCTAGACCGTATATGATGGGTGCTCCTCTGATCACAAAACTTTACAAACGTGTACGAATCTTTGCACAAGCAACAGACGACACTTATCAACTTGAATTCTGCTCGATCTTTGACTTGTCAAGCGAAGAAGAATTCTGCGAAGACTTTACTATCCCAGGAACGGGTAACAACTGGGACGAACATAACTGGGTTGATGACCCTGAGACTGAAGCAGATCCTTTAGTCTGGGCAGGTCCAGCCTTAGCAGAGCTGGAATACGACCCCCATCGTAAAGCAAAGTTTATGCAACTAGTTTTTAACCAACCTGACAAAGATGCTCCGGTAACTCTCCTCGGTTGGGGAGTTTCGGGTTCTATCTTTTCAGGTATCTAAGGAGTAACAAATGAGCATCCCTTCTGTATCGGCAAGTTCAAGCGTAGCTACGGATCACAAATACAACGGCTCTTTAAGCAACACAGCTTATCAAGTCTTTTCTGGCAGAGGAAACTTATATGGTTTCTTTGTTGAAGAAAACAGCGGAGTAGACCTGTTCATCCAGTTCTTTGACGCAGCTTCTACTGGAGACGTAACTGTTGGAAGTACTACCCCAGCTTTTACATTTAGAATCCCTGCTAACTCAGTAATGGGAAAAGACGTCAACGACAGCCCCATGCATTTCTTTGCTAAAGGTTGTGTAGTTGCTGTTACTACGTCTAGAACGGGTGCAGGAGCCCCTCTGTCTCCAGCAGTTGCTCAGTTTTGGGCTTACAATTCGAAATACTAAGCTCGCTTTGCTTGCTTAGGAGGACTAAATGGCAACACTAAGTTTTACACATACGTTCATAGCTGGGACATTAGCAAAGTCTAGCGAAGTTAACCAAAACTTTACTGACATAGTAAATTGGTCTGCTGGAAACATTGCTAACGACAACTTAGATACTATGACGGGAACTATTGACTGGTCGGTTACCACTGGGGTAAAAGCGATCTCGATAGCTAACTCCGGTAACGAAGGGTCTATAGGTATAACGCAGAGTGCCGTCCTTAACCCGAACAAGTCCGACTTAAGTATAATAGACAACGCAGCTCAGATTTCAGGGGTAGCAGCTTTGTACTGCAGCATGTCCTCGCTGTCGGCAACTATTCCAGTTGCTCGCTTTGACTACGCAGGTGACCAAGTAGTTACAGTGAACAAGCACCGGTTAGAGCTTCCGATTAGAACAACTACTCAGAGAGACTCGATCTCTCCTGCTAACGGTAGTATTCTCTACGTTCAAAACAGTCCAGTAGATCGGCATACTGGCCTACAAGTAAAAGAAGCAAACGGGTGGAGCCACATGATGCCTCCTGGAGTTATGCTCCCATATGCTGGAGCTAACGTGCCAAGTGGCTGGCTTGAGTGTATAGGTCAAGAAGTTTCTCAGACTACATATGCTGCACTCTTTTCAGCAATTGGCAGCACCTGGAACACTGGCGGTGAAGCCGTAGGTAACTTTCGGCTGCCCGATATGCGTAGAAGAACTGCAATCGGAAAAGGTGGAACAGCTGTCGCAGGACCTGCTAACACGTTGGGCAGCACAGGTGGACACGAGCAGATGCAGGCACATAGTCATACAGCATCTTCGGACACAGTTGGCAACCATACTCATAACGGAAATACCTCAAATGCTGGGCTTGTAGTTAGTTTAGATCTAGGAACTCCTGCTATTACTGTAGCTGCGGGTTCAAGTTCGTTAGTAGGGGCAAGTGGTTCTTTCGGATCTGGGAACGACTTTACTAGCGGCGTCACTGGTTCTCACTATCATAGTTTTACAACTGATCCAGCAGGAAGTCATTCACACAGTGTTACAGTTAACTCTAGCGGTTCAGGAAATGCTGAAAATATGCAACCTTCTGCTGTAGTAACTTACATTATTAAATTCTAACAAGGAGTAAATATGTTTGGCGGTATTTTTGGGGGCTTTAACAAAAGCTCCTCAGAGCAAACAGGTAGTCAATCAACAGACTTTCGTCAACAAGATCAACAACTAGTTGAACAACAAAGACAGAGTTTAATACAGCAGATTCAGGGTTTACGTCCACAGATAGCTAATCTTGGCCAACAGGCAGCTGCACAAGTTCCTACACTCCAGACAAGCGTCGGCATCCAGCAATTCACCCCTACCTTCTCTACTCAGCTAGACCCTCTTAGCAGAAGTTTAGTGTCCCAAGAACAACAACGTCTTGGACAGCAAAGCAACGCTTACCAACGAGCTGTTGCTCAAGCTTTTGGCAGCCAACCAGGAATTGCTCAGGCACTCGGTCGACAAGCTGGTTTTATGTCACAGCTTCAAGCTAACCCACTTACTTTAGCCGCAGCACAAGAACAGGTCAGAAGAGAACTAGGACAGCAGCAACTAGGACTGCAAGCAGCTGGACAGAACACGGCAAATATTTTAGAGCAGTTTAGAATACAAAACCAAGCCCTGCTTCAGCAGCAAGATGCTGCAAGACAAGCTAGAGGAGAGCAACTCATGCTTGGCCAAGCAGGAACCCAAAACGAGCAAAACTTACTTACCGCTTTATCTCAACTTGCTGAGATGTTTGGCGTCAAAAGAAGTACAGGTACTGGAACATCGTCTGGGTTTAACGTTGGATTTACTGGCGGTGGTCAAAAATAGGAATAACATATGCCAACTTTAACAGACATAGATTTACTAAGTGCGTTGCAAAACCCGACAGCTGAAGTAGCTCCGCAGGCTCAGAGCCCAGAGCAAGCGCAACTTCTTAACTTGATTCAAAACCCTACGCCGCAACCTAACATAACAGCTATTGCTCAAGGTGGAGTTGAAGAAGGACCAAGTTTTGGCAGGCAGTTAGCAAACGCCGCACTGGGTCTTATACCTTTAGTAGGTGATATTCTACAGGAAAGACATGCAAACGAATTTAAAGAACAGCAACAACGAAGACAAATGCAGGCACTTGCTGAAAGTGCTCAGCAACTAGGACCTGAACAACAACAAACTTTAGCTAATCTTGTTCAACAGGGTCGATCTAAAGAAGCTTTTCAAGAGTTTCAAAACTTTGCAGAAGGTCGAGTTAAAGAAGCAGAGACTAAACACCTAAACAAGGAAAAGTTAGAAAAACTTAGACCAATCCTGTCCAAAATAGTCCCTGGGCAAGAAGATGCTTTTATAGCTGTAGCTGAGGAGATTGGGATAGAAAATGCTTTGATCCAAGCAAGAGCAAATACACATGCTGCTCAAGCTGCTGCTCGTGACGCTGCTCGTGAGGCTCGTGCTAACAAACGAGAAAAGGCAGCAGCGGATAAGTTTAAGCAGCAGGAAGATATACTTGCAAAAAAAGAAGAAGACAAACGACTTAAGGACTTAGACAAAAATACTCCTATAGTTGTGCAGCAAGCTTCGTTTATCCAAGACGAACTTCCAAATTTAGTCAGAGAAGGTGACAGTCCCTCAAACATTCATCTTAAGTTAGTTAACAGTCTTAACAAAAAATTTAAGGGTGGGGTCTCAAAGGAATACAGCAAAGCACTAAAGAAGCAAATTGAAACCGCTTATACTGCAGCTGGAGGTTCTGAAGGTGGTATCTTAAGTAACAAAGTAACCCCTAACGTTTCGCAACTTACTCAAAACATTGTTTCGGGTTTAGCAGATCCAAATGCAGTAACTAACTACAAAAAGGCACGGGCAGCAAAACCTGTGGCAATTAAAGAAGCTTTAAATGTACTAAATCAACAAAGTAAGGCCCCTGTTGCTGCTAAAACAATCAGAGTCCAGGCACCGAGCGGAGCAGTCCGAGAACTTCCTGACACACCAGCTAACCGAGCAACTGCAACCCGTCCAGGTTTTAAAATTATCAACTAAGGAATCTTAAATGGCCGACCAGCAAAAAGATGAGTTTGCAGACTTTGAGCAGCAACCAGCAGTTGCCCAGCAAGATGAGTTTGCAGACTTTGAGCAGCAACCAGCAGTTGCCCAGCAAGATGAGTTTGCAGGTTTTGAGCAGTACCCAGTAGCTGCTGTGCCTACTCTTCCTCCTGAACCTACTTACGGGCAACTGATAACTAGTTCTGCAACTGCTATTCCTCGTGCTTTAACTACTTTAGGTCTTAAGGCTGCTGGACTGCCTACTGGCCAAAGTGCACTAGAACAATATGTTAAGCCTGTAGAAGACTACGAGAAAGCAGTAGAGGCTGCGAGAGCTGCAGGGCAAAGCCCTGAAGGGTTGTCCTTTGGAAAGCAAGCTGCTGAGTTTGTCGGAGGCTTTGCAGATCCTGCTGGCTTGCTGCTAGGTGGTACTGTTGGCAAAGTTGTAGGTAAAGTCTTTGCTCCTGCTATTTCTAGAGCAACTGAAGTTGGAATTTCTCAAGGTACTAAACCACTAACACGTGCACTAGCTAACAAAGCAGCAGCTGAAGCTGCTACCGTAGGTGCAATCACGCAAGGTCTTACTACTGGAGCTAAACAAGCTGAAGAAGGTAAGTTTGACGCAGCAGAACTAGCAACGCGGGTTGGTCTAGGAGGACTGGTAGGGGGTATTTTAGGAAAAGGGCTCGGAACTCTTACTAACCGTGGGGCTGGAGCCAAGAGCATGGTTGCTCGAGCAGCACAAGAAAAGCTGACAAAAGCTCAAGAAGCTGTCGCCTTCTCTCCAGATCTTGACCAAGCTGCAAGTAGGATCGCTGAGCTGTCGCGGGTCCAGAACGAGGTAGCTGACCTAGCGACAAAACATGGGATAGACCTCCAAACCTATGCCCCTACTCTAGGTGAACGTCTTCAACGAGCTTACGGAAGTGATCCCAAATATTCTAGTGCTAAGTTTTTTACAGCTCAGGATGCTGCAAAGATCAAAAAGATTGACGGAACCTTTCGTCGCATAGACCAAATGCTAGCAGAAAACCGGGCAAAGTTAGACGACCCTGCCGTAGATTCTCTAACTCAGTGGAAAGCAGAACGAGCTGTAGCTAGACTAGAAACTCGGCAACAGTCTTTGCGTGAAGCCTTTGCAAAAGAGCTAGAACACCCCCTTTATAAAGCTTTAAGAGAAAATGCAGAATCTCTTGGAGACTTAACAACGTCAGTAAACGGGCGACAAGTCCCTATATTTAAAACTTCTTTGACAAAACAGGGAATCTTTGTACCTGCTGAAGAAATTAACCTACTTATGAACGTTGACGACCTTGGACGGTTCGAAAGTTCGAGTCTTTCCTTAGTAGATATGAAAAGATTGACCCAGCAAATGGACCTCTTCCAAGTTAACGGACCAGTTCACGAACTTATCTTTAGACCAGCTGAACAAGCTTTGACCAAAGCCGGGTTACGTGTAAAAAACATGCAAAATGCTTTTCGGACTGCTGTAAACAACGCTGAAATAGACGTGGGAAACAAAGTACAACTTAAACGTCTTGCAGCTGCTATGGAAGGGCGTCTTTCAGAAACAGATGCCGCTCTTGTTACCCCCAAAGAATGGGAGTTTGTAAACTATACTAAAAAACTATATCAGGACTTGCTAAACGAAAACAACTTTATTCGTCGCAGACTTGGCTACAAAGAAATTGCTCCGAGAAAAGACTACATGACCCATATTCAAGAGTGGGGTCTTATGGACAAACTTGGTGCAGCTCTAGACTCTGGACAAGACAATAGTACAGCCCCTAAATTTGTCAAGAAACTTAGAGCCTCCTTTTCGTTTGAGAAGCGTAGACAAGGTTCTGCTTTTATAGAGGACCCAGTCAAGGCTTTTGAAGCTTATTTGGAACCTGCTGTGCGTCAAATTGAAACGATGGAACCAGCTGCTTTAATCCAAGCTAGGGCTCAATACCTGCCAGACCGAGCTAGAAATGCAACGCGAACCTGGGTTCAATCTGCTTTACTTGGTGGGGCCGACGAAAAAGATCAGGCTATCATAAATACACTTGGAAAAGCTCCTCTCGAAGTTATGGCAGGTGTCCAAAGTCAACTTGCTAAAGGTGCAATCTTAGGAAATCTTAAAGTTATTGCTGAACAACTATCACAAATTATACCAACGGCTAGAGAAACTGGCACTCTCCCGATGTTACGTGGTCTTACTCAATCTTGGACAGGACAAGAAATACCGGAACGTATTGCTAGCAAAAGTAATTTTGTTAACTTACGAAATCTTGGTGACGATGTCCTACAATTTCCCAACAAATGGTATAACAAACCTTCAACTTTTATGTTATATCTATTAGAAGTTGCAGACCGAAAAATGGCTAAAGCTTCTTGGCTTGCAGGTCTTGACAAAGCTCAACGTCTAGGACTTACAGAAGATGCAGCTGTTGCTTATGCAGACGAAGTTGGACGAATGTTACATGCTCAGTACAAAGAACTATACCGGCCTGCTTTGATCCGAGGTCGTTCTGGCAGAGTACTTGCACCCTTTCAGACGTTTGCATTTAACAGTTGGAACTATTTGATGCGAGACCAAAAAGTAAAAGCTCAGCTTGAAAACACAAGTACTGCTCGACAAGTCGTCGGTGCTCTAGGCGCGATGATAGCAACTAACCAAGTTTATGAAGCTCTAGGAATAAATGGTCCGTTTGCCTTTAAAATTCCTCAAGAACTGTCTGTAGCAGGTTTTGCTGAAGCTGGGGTTGAAACTATAAAAGGTCAAGTTCCTTTCTTAAAAGCTTTCACAGACCAGGGTACTCCGTCTCCTCTGCTAAACCAAATCAAGAGCGAGGTTACAGGAGACCAGAACGCCATTTTTAGAAATGCTTTAGTTGCGACATTTACTGACGATGACGAAAAAAGAGATGTTGCATTTGATAACTTGAAGAAAGCAGGTGCCCGTTTTATTCCTGGAGGAGTACAAGGTTATCGCTTTATAAAAGGGGTTGACGAAATCTCAAAAGGTTATGTAACTCGCAAAGGGCAGGATATAGAACTAACCCCACAAGACAAAGTTCACACTTTGCTCTTTGGTTCCTCTAACGCACCTTCGGTGCGGAAAGCGAGAGAAAAAGAACATTTGCAGAAGACGAAACAGTTTATGGGACTGTCTGAGGACAACGACTAATGCGAAGTATAAAACGTATTATATTGCATTGCTCTGCTAGTGACCGGGTAGACCAGACAGCAGCTATGATAGACCTCTGGCACAAAGCTCGTGGCTTCAAGAGCCCTTCGGGCAAGCACATAGGTTACCATTATTTTATACGCAGGGACGGGTTTTTAGAGGGGGGTAGGGGGGTAGAAGAGGTCGGGGCACATGCAGAAGGGAAGAACGCAGACTCTATCGGCATCTGCCTTGCAGGGCTTACTAGCTTCTCTGCTAACCAGTTCTCAACGTTGACTGCCGTCCTTCAAACGTTGAAGCAAGTCTTTCCTGACGCTACCGTTCACGCGCACAACGAGTTTTCGTCTAAAGCATGTCCTGTTTTTGACGTCGCGCCGTTCAAGGCTTTATATGAAACTTAGGAACAACCGCAAATTTTTTCTAGCAACTTCCGTAGTATTGCTAAGCAGCATATTTGCTGCCTTTGGCAAGCTTGAATCCGGAGACTTTGCAAACGTGATGACTGCCATAGGGGTAGCCTTTATGGGCGGGAACGCAGTTGAGCACTGGTCTAAAGGTAAGAAAGGGGCCGCCGATGGAGGAGACGCTTAACAAGAAACTGGACCGACTGGACGAGCGGCTTGACGGGATTGCTGTCTTGCAGGCAATCCATACTGAGCAACTTAAAGAACACATGCGTCGCTCTGACTTGCTTGAGAAACGAATCGAGCAAGTAGACCGTGAGCTAAAACCGGTCGAAGAACACGTTGTAGTTGTGAACGGGGTTTTTAAGTTGGCGGGTGTCTTAAGTACGTTGCTAGCTATCGCGTTAGCTATAAAGGAACTGTTCTAATGGTTATACTATTTTTGTTTACCTTAAGTCTTCTTTTACTACCCCTACCACTCGACTGGGTAGCTTTGATCCCCTCTGAGTTTGGGACCCTCAAGTTCTTCATAAACATTTTTACCCACCAAATAACTCACGGTAACCTTCGACATCTAATGGGTAACTACATGTTCATGATTCCTTATGCTTTGTTTCTAGAGCATAAGTTAGGACGGCTTAAATTTACGTTATTTTACTTTGCTTGCGGCATCTTAGCAGCTGCTAGCCAGGTTTTAGGCGATGCTCCCGGAGGGATGATAGGCTCATCTGGAGCTGCGTTTGGTGTCTTTGCTGGAGCTTGTGCAATGTTTGACCGAACCTTTGTAGAGAGATGCTTAGCTTTTCTCTTGCTAGGTCTAGCTGTCATGCAACAGTTTGAAATGGCAACGTCTGACTTTGGAGCTTCTGTCGCGTACTGGGCCCATTTTGGAGGAGCCCTTGGAGGTCTCGCTCTAGTACATTTCTTTGTAAAGCCTTATCTTCAGTCCCAATCTACTTCAGTAGAGCCACGAAAGTGAACTTCGTTCCCTTCGTAAACGGCCTGTTCTAGTTCATGCACACGTTCTTCTAGTTCGTCGTTCAACACATAGAGCTGAGTAATCCGCTCGTCTATTAACTTTATCTTTTTAGCCAAGATCTGTATCACTTCTTTAGTGCTACGGTTACTTGGCTTTTTTGCTTTTTGCTGGTCTGACACGGGGAACTCCTCTCTTTACAAGGCGGTGCATTTTAATTACAACCTTTTTCAAGATTGTAAAGCTTTCCATATTTTGGTCTGTCTGCCCGTCAGCAAGCCACGTTGCAACGTACCAGGCATCTTTACATTCTCCGATCAAAGTACCTGTGACGCTACAAGGTATAGGTGCCAGGTTAACTCCGTCGTTCATACAATGGTCTAGAAAAGTAATTTCTACTAACTGTCTCTTTACAGGTCTAGCATGCATACTTAACCTCGTTTCTTAGTAAGATGATATGCCCCACAACCTTTGCAAAGCATACGTTGTTGAAGTCCTGTAGCTGTTGCTCGGTAGCCCCAGCGAACAATCCCTATGTTACCGCAGTGTGGACATCCAGTTTTCTCCCCGTATAAGGCAGCCATGTTAGGATGTCGTTCCATCCAAGGGCGTAGTTTCTTGTAAACTTTTTCAAGCAGGACAACGTCACGTTTGTTATACTTTTCCATCTTTGCCCAAGCTTTTTTGTTCCCTTTCATGCAACCAAGCCAAAGGTCAAAACCAGAATGTTTGACTTTCCTTCCGATCTTTAGAGATCGGGCGATGTCGTCTAGCTTGTTGCTGTTGAAGCGGAAATACTTCTTGGCTACTTTAAGTGTATCTACGGTAGCTAAAGGTTTGGTAGGGGGTAGGTCGTGAGCAAGAAAGCGGGCCTTAACTTTCTTGATGTCGAACTCGTCCCCGTTGTGCGCGACTATAACGTCAGCTTGGTTAAACAAGTCATGTAACCGAACAACTAAGTTAAGGTCAGAACCACCCTTCTGCGTTTCACAGAAGACTTGAGATTTTCCCAGCCATTTCCAAGCCACTGAAAGTAACTGCCACTCATCCTCATAGGCAATTACGTCTTGCTGGTACTTTCCCCAAACATAAGCTAAGTTTGGGCTAGTCTCTATGTCAAACAAAAGTATTCGAGGCTTGTTCATAGAACCTCCTTAGAAGTCTATACCTACAAGGATAGACCCGGTACTGTTACTTTGACCTTGGATGCCGACTGACAAATCCTTTATAATCTTGCGCTGATACTGCAACCCAAACACTGCTCCGGCTCGGTTCTCTACCTGGAGACTGGTAGGGGTAGGGGTGCTCTTGTCAAAGCCAGTCTTAGGTCCGACCCCGCCGACCGCCGAGAGCCGGTTCTTCTTTTCCTCAGCTTTGCAGACCAGCCGCTGCTGCCGGGTAATTTCTTTAGTGACAAACTGCTGCTTTCTCGGAACAACCTTGAACCGTTCAGCAGGCACCTGAGACTCTTTCCCGTCTGCTCTGCGAACTATGATAACTGCCCCTACCAAATGTCTCGGCACATCTGTGCTGATTACATGTTGGCCAGTAACCTCATCTTGGCTGCTTTCCTTAACACAGTCGTCCCCAAAAGTTACTGCTGCAAGCAGTAAAACTAACAATAGTCTCATATATACCTCTTAGTTATAAGTTAAGATTCTTAGTCCTGCTGGTTCTACAAAGACTGCTAGCTCGTCGCTAGACAGCCAGAACGTCGAAGCAGAAGACGTAAGCACGAAAACTTTCTTAGGAGGACTGCAAGAATGTCCTGCAGTATATAGTTCAACCGTGTTGTTCTTCGTCAAAGCGTCGTAGCCGCTGCTGATGTTTACGCAGTTAGGACCCACATTTTTAGGTGTAACGTGCGCATCTTTTCCGTCCTGTCCTGGGGCTCCGTCTTTGCCGTTTGCTCCAGGTGCGCCAGGACTGCCCGGCGGTCCTTGGGGACCCGGCTGTCCGTCGTGTCCAGGGTTTCCGTTAAGTCCAGGAGGACCTGCATGTCCAGGAGGACCTTGCTCCCCTGGCTGGCCGTCGTGCCCGTCCTGCCCGTTGCAGGCTACTAGAGAACCCTGGTATCGGTCTCCGGCAGACGGCGTAAGAGAGTCATCCATGTCAACGTAAATGTCAAGCCTGCTGCCACCGTCAGAACATTCTAGGTCGGACGCTTCAAGGTATTGCGAGACTAACGAGTGGCCGTCTTTGCCGTTCACAACTTGCAAAGTCTCTTTCTTTACGCAAGCTGCTAAGAGTAGCATTAAAACTAAATATTTCATGAGTCCTCCCCTACCGCCCCAGGCCCGTAGGCCCAGGGCACCTTGTTCTTACCAAAAGAAAACCGTTTGTACAATCTTGCTAGGCATACAACGTCTTAGGATCTCTGAGAACTCAACGCCTGCCAACGCCTCATGGTTTACACAGGCGTCAAACTTACGTATCACGTAGTGCTGACCACCTCGGCAGATAACCATGCCTGCGGTGAACCAAGTTAAACATGCTAAGACTATTAGTATTTTTTCTTTGTTCTTCATATATTTATAAACTAACACAAAAATTAAGTT